ACAAGAAAAGCTTTTATTATTTTTAAGAAAAAGAAAACAGAGAACTTAGATTAATTTTCTATTTTGAGCGAATTCCACAAACTTATAAAACTCAGCTCTAGAATTATCATCATTATCTAAAAATGCACCAGACATTCTAGCTGTGCGCATTGTCGAGTCATGTCTAATACCACGATTCGAGCAACAAGTATGATTAGCTTCAATCATAACCGCTACACCATTATTCTTTTCACATACAATATCAATATGCGCATGAATTTGCATCGTGAGATTCTCTTGTACTTGAGGTCGTCGCGCAAACCAATCTACAATACGATTTAACTTACTAAGACCGATAACCTTACCTTCTTTTGAAGGTATATAAGCTACATGTGCTACACCAGTAAATGGCGCATGATGATGTGAACAAAGTGATGTAAGTTTAATATTATTCTGACAAACCATACCATCATACTGATCAATATTATCAAAAGCAGTAATCTTTGGTGGTTTGCTATAACAACCCCATGCAAAATCTTCTACAAAAGCTTTGGCTACACGATGTGGTGTATTGTCACTATTAGGATCGTTTCTCCAATCATATCCTAAAGCATCCATATAAGCTTCATAAGCCTTTGATGCTCTTTCAATTATTTGTTCTCTTTCTTCTTGAGTATGAGGATGATTGTGATTAGCGAAAGCAAGTTTTACCTTAGACATATTAGTTATTATATAATAAGAGTAGCGTGGTTCAACATAAATAATTGTATGCAATATAGTAAAGTTATTGAAGAGGGTTTAAAGAACACTTCATTAAAGAGAATACGCGTAAAGATCGACCCAGCAGTTGTAAGCAAAGAATGTGACTTTTCTAAATGTGATGGTTACGAGGGTTATATATTAGAAGAGAATGCAGGAAGCTTGAAGGTATTAGTATTAACACCAGATATGACAATTGAAGATATACCAGAAGAATTTTTAGAATATCTTGCAAGTGAAGATGAGGTTGATACTTTTGAAGAATTTAAGAAATTTATTATACAGCGATTGGTAAAAGACGGTAAGGCAGAAAACGATCCGTTATTACAAAATATATGTAATAGTGATTGCATTAATGATATTGAACAGTATGTAAAGCAATGTGGTTATACAGGTGATAATCTCTCAGAACTATATAAGGATTTTATACTAGATGAAAATGTCTAATTTTGATAAACTGTTTGAAGCAACTATGGCAGATTACCTTAAGGCGGGTACGAAAGCCGCATTAAAAGCTCCATTCAAAGGACTAGGTTATATAGCAAAAAAAGCAATTGATCCTCGAACATATCTACAAGGCGCTGCAGCTCTTGCTGGTGGTGCTGGAGCAGCTTTAACCGCTCCAGGAAAAGCTGTTAATGCATTAAAGCAGGGTCTTGTATTCGGTCCAGGCTCATCAGGAGATCCTTCACAACTTATAGGATCAGTAACAGGCGGTATACAAAAAGGACTTGGCGCAGCGGAAAAAGGTATTACTAAAGGTATACAAGGTGCAAAAGGTTCTGTACAAACACAACTACAAAAAGATTTAAATAAAAAGCTTTATGGTACATCTGATCTTACCAAACAAACACAAACGTTTGATATATCATATCTAACAAATAATATGAATAGATATAGAGGTAATAAACCGCCTCAGCGTTTAGCTAGAGGTGATACTTTTGCTATAATAGATAGAACAGGACGTGTAACACCTTATGAAACTATGCAAAATAAAAATGGTATCCTGATGGCTTTGCCCTCAGCAAAGAGGTAAATATATTAATGGCTGCTAATCTACCGGTAAAGCTTAGAAAAAGAGGATTCTTTATTGTTAAAGAAGATAATTCAATTGTGTTAGAAAATGACAACCCATTAGTTTTTAATACAAAAGAAGAGGCCGAATCTTATATAAAAGAAAAAAATATTTCTGGAACAGTAAAATAAACAGTTGATTTTTTAAAAAAATTGGTTATAATATTAAAGGATATAGAAAGATAATCTTTGTTCATTAAGTGATTGTTGATTTATTATGAATATAGGTTATTATAGAGATTATGAAATTTGAGAGTACAAAGATAATTGAATTAGGTAGCTGTGCATTTAGACAATGGAAAGCAGATAGTCATTGCAAGTTTATACATGGATATAGATTGATTGGTAAATTTTGGTTTGAATGTAATACATTAGATGAAAGAAATTGGGTTGTTGATTTTGGTAGTTTAAAGCAACTTAAACATGTTTTTGAAAAACAGTTTGACCATACATTATGTATTTCAGCTGACGATCCTCAGCTTGAGCTTTTTAAACATTTACATTCTACTGGAGCATGTGATCTACGTATTATGCAGAAAGGTGTTGGTATTGAGAGAACAGCTGAATTGTGCTTTGAATTAGCCGATAGCCATGTAAGAGGTATTACAAATAATAGATGCTGGGTTAGTAAAGTTGAAGTATGGGAGCATGATAAAAATTCTGCTATTGTATCATATTCAACAACTGTCGAAGTACCGAACAATAATGTTTTTTCTGCTGCTATGCAGTCTACGATTAGCCCAGTTGCCGAATTTTTTAATGAAGTAAAAGAAGAATCCGGTGTTGATTTACAGACTGTAATTAAGAATCCTCCTCAACAAGCAGCAGCTCCTGGACCTAGACCAGCTCATGTTGGACGTAGCAATGTGACTCCTGGTTATTCAAATCTATTTGGCGGTACTAGCTGGGGTGCATAATGGACGCTGAAACAAAGCAGCAGCTTTATGGTGGTGAGATAAGCGATTATTTACCTAAAGCAAAAGAAACTACTTTAAAAGATGATTACAAAAAAATAGAAGACATTTATTCTTCAATAAAGAAGAAATCATTTAGTCTTAATACTGGCGATAACCTTAACAATAAACTTAAGTAACTTACTTCTTGTTATATCTTCTTCTGTAAAGTGAAAAGTCTGAATACCATTTTCACGGCTTACATCAGTATCAAAAGCTTTCATAATGTTTGCAAACCCTGATTTCTGAATATCGGATTGCAAAGAATCACCTATAATAAACAACTTACAATTTTTACCAAAACGTGTTAATATGGTGACTAATTCGCTATGTTCAAGATTTTGAGCTTCGTCAACTATTACAACATTGTTTGTAAAAGTAGCGCCACGCAAGAAATTAACAGGTATACTCTTTAGATAGTCGCTTTGAAATAACATTTCTGTAATCTGCTTACCTACAAGCTCATCACATTTTTCAATTAATGGTATACTCCATGGTTTAAATTTTTCATCAACTTCACCAGGTAAGCTTCCTAGTTTACGTGTAGCTGACTCAACAATACTTCTTATATAAACAATCTCATCTATCTTTTTATCCCTAAGCATACTGAGAGCTACATATACAGCTAGATATGTTTTTGAAGAACCTGCAGGGCCGTCGCAAAATAGGATTTGAGATGAATCATCTATAGCTTTATCAACAAAAGCTCTGTGATGATCATTTAAATGAAATTTCTGGTCAATTTTAAAATTGAGAAAGATATCATTTCTGATAATCCCGTTCTCATCTTTAGCCTTGGCAGCTTTTTTCAGCTGTCTGTCTTTTTTAGACATCTACTATTATTTAATCTTGATTAACCTATTTTGTTACTTTATCATTTAAAAATGAATGTTAAGATAAATGCTGAACTCTCAGAAGATGAATTTTACAATTTATACTGTGTAATAGGTGAATTTAAGCGTATTACTCGTGATCAATACTATAGGTTTATTGGAACTGGTTATGCTTATTCTGATAGCTTACATAATAAAGAAATTTATGATATAGCGTGCAGCTTATATAAAAAACTAGTTGAAACAGATAAAGATTAATATATTATAAATGTGATGAGTGATAAGACTATATTTTTAAGCGACGATAAGATTTTTTATACGATTGAAGGTGAGGGTGAGTATGTAGGTAAGCCATCTGTTTTTATGCGCTTATCGATGTGTAATCTTACTTGTAAAGGATTTGCATCCGCTGATTCACCTAATGGTTGTGATAGCTTTGTTAGTTGGTCAGTAAAGAATAGATTAACA